GAAAGATATGCTTACAAAGGACCATTCAAGACTGATCTAGAAATGAAACAGGTATTGGCTAATGTCACAAAATAACTTACCAGATACATTACCAACTATACAGAAGCTTATCCAACGCACTCAGGTGGCAGAACGTAGCCAGCAGAAAGAAATACGTATGAGTTTACAAGAAGCACGTGAACTAACTGCAGAGTTAGCACTGATGACTGCGAAGTTAGGTAAAACTGTTAGCGAAATACATCAAATGCTGGCAGTAATCAAAGAATCTACTACACAAATAGACGTTAAATTCGACGGCGGTCAGTTCTAAAAAAAAACATAAATATATACGTGGTTAATTAGGAACACGTATATGAGCAGACCCAAACCAAAAATTCTTTTAGAATATGCTAGTAAGGAAACCTACAAGATTGAGCAGATTCTTGACTCGGAAGCTATCTGGGCTGTGTTCTATAACGGCCAACCATTCAATCTCAAAAGCGGTAGTCTTGTAGCCAGCTATCCGGGACCAAAATATAAAAAAGTTTCATTTTCAAATCCCGGTCACGCACACAATCTTGCTAAAAAATTGAACAGACTGTTTAAGACCAAAGACTTCGCAGTTTTCAAACTCACCTCTGGCGAAGAGATTAAATGATATGAACAAAGATGCCTATACCAAGGCGTTCTTACAGGCAGCAGAACTACCCGTCAATGAAAAAAATATCAAAGACTATAAAGCCTTATGGTGGTGGAGTTTTAGAAATAAAAAACAAGGAGGATTGAGATTGACTGACCAGGCCTTGGAATTCATTGAAGAGTATGCTAAAATAAAAACTTACAAGATAGAGTTTCCCAAAGAATTTGCATTTACTCCGCAAGTGCTACTTTGGTTAGATAATTATATTGATTCACCATTTTTTGTCAATAAAAAACACATCATAGTAATGAAAGAAAAAGCTGCTTTTGAACTGTATCTGCTCAGTGGAGATGTTAGAAAGCTAGGGCACAACAGAGCCATGAGCAAAAGACTTAGCCAAGAATCCACCCCCAAATAATCCCACCGTATAAATATTTTCACTATGTTTGACCTTAATCCAATGGACGTACTACAACAGCGCAAGCTGAAGACTGTAGCTCCACATTTCACTGAATTGAATATCACAGATTCTGAGATATTTGAAGGCATTGAAGACTGGATCAAGATCAAGCTCAAAGGCAGATATTATATCTGTAAAAAGCCTGCTCTGGATAAGAGTGGAAATTTGAGATCTTCACATTTTGTAGGTTTCGAAGATCAAAAAGAATTAACCTATTTCATGCTTGCATGCCCACACCTAAGGAGAAACTAATGTCAGAAGAAGTTAACAAACAAGTCGTAGAGACACCAGCCGAAGCAGCGCCTGCGGCAACAGATACACCAGCAGCACAAGGTCCTGATTTAAATATCAGCGATCTGCTAGCTGTGAAAAATATCATCGAAGTTGCAACAAGCAGAGGAGCGTTCAAAGCAGCAGAATTGGAAGCAGTTGGTAAAAGTTTCAACAAACTAAATTCCTTCCTTGAAGCTGTATCTAAAAAGGAAGCCTAAATGAAAAGCCTTAAACACATAGGTAGAATTCAAAACACAGGTGCCAAGGTATTGGTAGTGTTTAGAACGTTGCCCGGAGAGTCAAACATGGCTCTAGTATTACCTGTAGCTCAACTGCCAGATCAATATCATGATTCGATTATGACTTTGGTAGAAACAGAACAAGCGCAGGATGCATTTGAGTTTGGCGAAATCATGCACATACGCCCATTCCCGGATGGTAGACCTATGTTGCGGGCCATGCAAGCAGATGGCAGATTGATTAAAGTAGCCACAGATGCTGTAATGATGACACCTACTACCAACGATACTGTGCTGTTGGCTAATCTTAACACGCTGATAGCAGAACAGAAAAACTGCACCGTAGATGATCTATGCACATTTGTAGCAGGTGCTCCGTCTGCTAAAGCTGAAGTTAAAAATGCAGCCACAGTAAATGATACGATTCCTGCGGTAGATTCAGATATACCTGCTCCTATACGAGCGCAGGCCGCAACCGATGCTGTACTAACTGACAAGGATCTAGCAAAATCATATCGTAGCCAAGCTGATGCTATGTATAAAGAAGCAGCAAGATTACGCAAAGAAGCGGAAGAACTCGATCCCACTGTTAAAAAAGTTAAAAAGGTAGAAGAAACTGCTGATGCCTAATCCCTTGTTCAAACCTCCGCGCCATCTTGTAAAAGAATGGCCGGAGGTTTTTGAAGATCTCTACATGAATACCATGCCGGTAGCCTATCTGGATTCAGTACGACTGGATTTTATAGATGGCAGAGTATGGGAAATCGATGTAAAAAATGAATTGACTAAACAAACTTCCGAAAGCATCGCTGACGTATTGCTTAACACACTCCAAGAATACAAGGATGAAATCAAAAAGATCGATTTTAAAGTTGATGTGACCCGCTTGAAAACTGATATTGCCAGCGAAACTAATAAATTGTTCTAGATGATTAAAAGCATTGTTAGATTTACTTATGTATAGAGTCGATGATTCATCTGTAGAAAAAGAAGTAATAGAGATTTTAACATCTCGACCAATGTCGTTGATGCCCATGAATAAGTTAACACCTATTATCAAAGCAATCAATGATTATAAGTTAACACAAATATTAGAAATTGGAACATTTGCAGGCGGCACTACATATATACTAGCAAAAGAATTCCCAAGCAATTCAATAACAACCGTTGACCCTAGCAACTTTGAAGAATACTTCGCAATGAAAGGTCTCTCAGATCATTTAATGCACCTACGATCGAAGTATCCCGAACTTATGTTAGAGCCCGCATCTTTTAGACATATTCAAAAATTGTATAAAAAAGAGTGCGATAATATTACGTTAATTACAGATGTAGTGCATAATGTTGATATTTCTCAAATGAGTTGTATAATACTCGATGGTAGCCATAAGGACGAAGTTTTAAAAACTGACTTAGAATATTGTTATGCGAACATGAAGCCCGGTATTATATTTGTCGACGATTGTATGTATGAACATATTAACAAGTGTGCCAACAGATTTGCCAAAGAACATCATTTAGAATTAGTCTATTTTAATATCGAACACAACGGACTCTGGAAACTTGATCTATGTGCAATAATAACAAATCCATTAATTAAATTATAGCAGAACAATTTCTCTATTCTGGTTAGTTGATAATAACATGCTCTTTGTAAAGCTGTTCGGCGAAAGATTTATGAGCATCCTCATTTAAATGTCCATGTGGTAATGTAGTTTTTTCCGTTTTAAAATCGTATAAACAACAATCTGTAGTTGCAAATAGTTGAGAATTATGTAATTGATTTATTATTTTGTTAAAAAATAAAGCATTCTCAAGTGACGCTACCCGATATGTGCCGTAAGCGTGTGTGCTGGGCCAAAGACATAATTCTTCACGAATTTGTTCCATAGGGATCACAAACAATCTGCCATTTATTTTCTGTTTTATTGATTCGAATACTTTTAAATCTCTATAATAATTCCACAAGAGTCTATCGTCTGTGAAATATTTTGTTATATGTTCTGATAGTTCGACTTTGTACGATTCGATATTTGAAAGTAAAAACGGCACAGGTTCTGGATAGGTACTAGAGAAAAACATAGATCGCTGGGTTCCGGTTGTTCCGACCAAAATTAAATCGTCATCGGTAATTTCTCCCGAATTTAATTTTTGTTCTATCTGCCAACACATGAGTTCATTACTATTACCAGGCTTTGCATAATTTATAAAGTTCACACCCAAGTAAGAAGCTAGATGTGCCGGCCAAGAATGGTTGGGTTCTTGTTTTCGAATTTCTAGCTGTAGCTTCATCTGATCTGGATCTTTTTTAAGTTTTTCCCACCACTGATACGCATCTAATTTATTTTTTAAATCTACAAAATAGGGATTTAATTGATAATCTAGTATTTCGGTCCCGGCTGTAAAACTGCAACCGAATGCTACGATTCTTTTTACATTAAATGTATTTTCTTTGATAGTAAGTTTTACCATGTGTTTACCTTGAATTGTTTTGCGTATTCTATAAAATGAGGTTTGATTTTGAATAAATTTTGATTACGTATCATATCATAGTTTTTTTGCATTTTAAAAAATTCGACCACCCTTTTAGAGTCCACATTTTTAGATTTATCTATTGCTTCCTTAATCATATTTAATAATTCATCTGCTCGATGCAACGATGTATTTCTATACTTTTGTAATTTGCTGTGTGACTCTTCCAAAACATGCAAGGGTGTTATGTCAAGCTCATTGAATTGAACTACCGGAATAAAATAAAAGCTGAGTTTATTATCTGATAGTTCATGCATGCTATCAATAAGTTGGTCTAAGTTATCAACATTTAAATTTTGCACAGTGGTGGCTATTCCAGGTAGTATATTCTTATTCTGTTTAGAATAATCAATTACAAGGTTTATATTTTTATGTAATTTAGCCCAATTTCCAGGCCACCTTATATACTCATAAGTATCACCATGGCCGTCTATACTGATGCTTAAATCTATATTTCTAAATTTTTCCCATACTTCTAATTTACGTTCAGCATCAATTTGTAGGTTTGTATTGTAATGCAAGATTAAATTTTTTGATCTACCGTTCGCAATGAGCAGTTCAACAATCTCATCGTGAAATTCAGATACCAGTGGTTCTCCTCCCAACATGTATATTTCTGTTAAGTTAACAGATTTGTTGATTGTGTCAAGTATTTTGTCTTTGGTAGATCTATCAAATTCGATGATTTCCTTGTGACCCTGTGATTTATTAATGATATTCCATTGTTTGGCAACTAAAGAACTGCTATAAGGACTGCACATTCGACAGGCGAGATTACATTTATTTCCTAGTGTAATATCAAGATACTGTATATTTTCAAAACCTATGTGACTTTTAAATTCAATCGTCTTGTTATTTTTTATTCCATAAGATTGATTTTCATTTGCTACGTGTCTAAAACTAGGATTCCCGATAGCCTCCATGTTCCAGCATCGATCACAGTTACTAGGCTTTTGTCCATTTAAAAAATCCTGTCTTAGTTCTACAATTTTTTTATTATTAATGAATTCTTCAGGAGTTAAATCCTTGGCATATAATTTGAATCCATTGGTTCCACTGCTACAACAAGCTCTAAATTGCCCGACTGCATCTATGCTTATGCTATTAAAAGGTAAGACACATAAATTATTCATTGTTTTCCTTGATAATGTATGAATCTTTTTTGTTTCCAAGTTCTCCAAAATCGAGACCATTAAATTCTACACCACAGCATTGTCCGCATTTCGCTGGACGCATTGAAGTATTACCATTTTCGTTATCCCACGTGTCGGGAATCCATTTCTGGAAAATATCTAATTGCAGTATGTCGTAGATATCGTTGATATGCATATTAAGTCTATGTAGTCCACCTTGAGCATTAATCATACTGATATAATTTTCGTCTCGGTCTTTAACTTTGGTATCTATCATAGGCTCGGAACCTAAAAAACAACAAGGAGCAACATGTCCTCCTGCACTTACAAATATTTCATTGTGCGGTTGATGCATTCTAGCATCTTTGACTGCGCGGCACGCTATGTTAAGTGAATCTAGATCAATAGTTTCCCATTTTCCATTTACAAATCTCATGTCCCCATTCTTGATACCTACCATATTTTTAAAATCATTCAGCGTGATACTTTGATATTTGCTCTGCTTGAAGTATTGCGAATCTTCAAAGTTGTGTTTGAATTTATCTTCATTGGGTTGTTTAAGATCATACAAGTGTATGCCTTTGGAATAAACAGGATATGACCCAACACCGTCTTTGTATTTTGCCCAACGGGTAGTTCTTTTAACGTTAAAGTTCTTAAAGCCCATAGAACGTGCTAGTTCTCTAGCTTCCTCAACTTGATGTTCATTGTGCTCAAATACAATAAAATCCCAATGAGCAACACCGCCAGCATCAATAAATGCTTTGGCGTTTTCCATGATTTTTTTCCAGTTGGTATTTCGACGATAAAGATGATTTGTGTCTTCAAGTCCATCTAGACTAAACGTACAGTAGTTACCTAGATTTTGATCTTCACGCATCACAGCCCCTAACCGACTCCACCATGCTGGATTTCTAAGGCTACCGTTAGTGTTACAGGCAAGCCCCATGCCTGGATTGATTTCTCTGCAGTATTCATATATGTCTACAAATTCTCTACAGGCGCAAGGATCACCAAAGTTACCACAAGCAAGTATCTTTTGCAATTGCGATAAAAATTTTACAGACCATGCTTTTTTAAAACTTTCTAAAGTCCATTCTTTATTTTCTAATGTGCTTATCTCAAAACCTTTTGAATCATATCTTGGACACATAGAACATCCACTGTTACATTTGTCTGTTGGTTCCCAATGAACCTGTGTTACTGCATCATTCCACATATTATATCCTATAAGTATTTTTTAATTTCGTTGAAATATTCAGGAAAGATCTCTTTGAAAGATTCTTTTCTTATTGTATCTCGCTTTTCGAGTTCTGCCCAAAAATTAATCCAGTCTGATTCAAAAAATTCTGTGTTAGATAGGTATTGTATAACCATATTTCTATCATTGTTCCACTGTTGTGGCAGATATTTAGATTCAGATGCATTGAGTCTATTAATTATTGATTGTTTTAATTCACAAGGCAACACTTTGATACTATGATGATCGTGCACCATATTAACATATATACCGATGCCCTTGCTGGCATAATGCTCAAATGTTTCAAAAAAATCATATACATTAAATGCTGAAACAGAAATACAAGCAGATAGCAACCATTCAGTTTTGCTATTATTTTTTGCAGAAATAAACTTATCAATATTTTCTTCTACTTCTTCCCAAACAGCTGGATGACGGCAATATTCAAATTTCTTACCGACACCATCACTGCTGATTTGTATATCCACAAGTCTAAACTCTTCTAGCAATGACATATATTTCTCTGGGTAGATAGTGCCATTAGTGTTATAATGAATGTGTTGTTTTTTACTCCACCCTTCCTCAACGCATTTGTTTACAATACTCCAGTGTTTTTCGATATAAAAAGGTTCGCCTCCGGCAAAATCAAATTTAGTTACATTGGGCAATAATGCAGTAATATCATCCCACAGAAATTTATTTTCGTAATCAAAACTATCTTTAACAGTTTGCCACCTCGGTTGTTTTAAATATGCTTGTTTATTATTTGGAAAATGTATACTAGCTTCTTCAATCATCCAAGGAGTAGAGTGTGTTGGGCTACATATCCTACATTTTATATTGCATAGATTTCCCATACTTAGGTCTACAACTACTGGTAACATGTCACTATCAGTAATAATACTTGCATACGTTTTATTGTCTCTAATTCGTTTGCTTTCCTTGCCGGCTTCCTCTTCTTGCCAGCAAAATGTGCATTCCGGTATTTTAACCCCGTTATTAAGATTGCTAATCATTTGTTGACGATCTTTACTATTCCAAAACTCCAAAATACTAGCATTATTAATGGTAGTCTTCCCTGAGTCAGTAACCAATTCTCGAGTACTCATGCAGCATGTTTTAACTATGCCTTTAGGATGAATACTTAGATTCATGTATGGATTCACACAGTAAGTGGATTTATTTGTCATAATTTTCGTAAATTTGTTTGCACAGATTATAAAATTCTGTGTATTCTGGAAATGTCTTTAGTAAATCTGTACCTAGACGTTTGTCATTTTCTTTAAAAAAACTATAAAAGTCTCTTCTGCCAGCATGAATCTTTTCTTTGCTTACCGGATTCTCTTTCATATAGTCTGTAACACGAAGCATTTTTTCATATTCGACGTCGGTGAACCATTTTTTATTGTCTACAATAAATTGTAATTGACGTTCTTGATGTGCTATAAAATCATCTGTGAGAATGTTAATCATCCAATGTGGTGGTTCTTTCAAGTACGGTGTATCAAAAGACACTGACTCAAATCCAAACTTCTCGCGCCATTCGATTACCTTTTCTAATAGTTGTTGAAAGTTAGTAACGCACAAGACATTATAGGTACACATCAAATTTACAGTAGCACCTGCCTTGATTACTTCTATCATATTGCGTTCCCAGTGATCACATTTAAGTCCTGTACGCATATATTCTGCTTGCTCGCCCCAACTATCAATGCTTGTAAAGAAACTAAATTTACGGATCTTCTTTTGACGAACAAGACTAGTTACTCTTTGAATAAGTCTGTCAACACGATCAAAGGTTACACCTAGATTACTGTTTAATGTAATTTCTAAATGAGGACTTGGTTCTGTTTCTAGCAAATCAAAAAACTGCATAGCCCCTGGATTCATTAGAGGTTCGCCGCCAGTAATACGCAGAGTATGTAAGTCATTTTTTAAACTTGGCCACCATTTCCAGAATGCTTCAATGTAGGGATTTTCGTCTTTAGGACCGTAGTATGTTCCGTTGGTCATAAACTCAATGCCATACTGATTATAGGTTAGATCGTAATTGCCATGCTTCTTGATTTCTTCTGTCCACATGGTGCTTGCTTGTGGGCAGCAATAACCGCAACGATAATTACATCCGTTACCAAAACTCACTTCTAAGTAACGAGGATTAACCGGAGCATCCCAAGGTAATTCTGCTAGTTTTTCAATCAGTGGTTCGCTGAAATCACTGGAACTATGTATCATTCTGTCACTGATATGCTCGCCTGGTAGATCTTCAATATTCCAACAATATTGGCATTCGTTAGGGCGACCGCCTTCTAACATGGTTTTACGCTGTTCTTTTTTCCATTTTGTATTGTGTAATGCACTAGGATCTGCTGCAATTTCATCTAAACCAATATGATGTGGGCGCGGATGATAGCAACTGTGATTATCACCGGTGTGTAGATACAGAGTTTGGTGCAACCACTTCATTGCACAGAATCCCGTACCGACTTTGTTTAATCTATCTCTTACGTTTTTAATATATTGTAATTTATGACTCATTATGTAACCTGTTTTTTAAATTAATTTGACCTGCTAGTCTATGATGAAAAACATCATCTACTATTTTAAATAGTTCGTCGTGCAATTTTTGGTTAGCCATATGATTAGGTCTCATATCTTTAGAGGCAAACTCAAGCAGTTTTTCTTCTGTGTTTAAATATTTTTTTGGTATTTCTATTCTAGAGAAATATATCAGAGCTGGCCTAACTTCGTTTTCAAATGTGTGCGAATAAACTAAGCTATCCTCGGATACAAATTTAGTAGATACCCAATTGCTCGAATCACCGTATCCGGAAGGGAAAGCCCAGAAAAACAACATGCGGATCTTTCGTTCTTTAACAACCGCTTCGATCTTATCCAAATACATATCAGACTGCATTTCAAGAAGACGTTGATTATAAAAGTGTTTATGATACAACTGGTGAATTTCTTGTGTCTTCTTAGAATCTTTCTGATAATATCTTTGATTCTCAGACCAACAAAAAACAACTAAATCGTCAGGTGTTATACGGTCTAAGTCTTCCATGAATCTTAAAAATATATAATGATTGCTTGCACCTGCAATTGATCGATTTATTAGTTGATGTTTTCCATGTAATTGATCAATCCACGAAGTGCATCTCACTTCACTAGACATGCTAAAACTATCACCGTATATGAAAATCGTCATTGCTTGTGTATTGCTTTCTTGCATTTTACCTCGCATTCTTTCCAGAAATTTTCTAACTCTGGAAAAGTATTTAAAAAATTTGTATCTCTACGTGCATCATGCTGGCTAAAGAACAAATAAAAATTTTCCATCGCCAGCTCACGATTAAAACCTGTATCCGATTTAATCCAATCAATTAAACGCTGAACCTTACTAATTTCAAAATCACTAAATCCTTTAAATTCGTTCCAGCGTGTTTCAGGATTGTATTTCATAAATTCTATAGTGCGTTCTAATTCACTAACCATTTCTGGTAATAATTTAGGATTTAAAAAATCAGGATCTAATAACTGTGGAACATCAAACCAAACTAATTGACGTCCTTTGTTATATTGTTTTCTAAGTTTTAAAATATTTTCTATGTAAGAATAAAATCCTGTATAACTTAATGCGGTAAAAGTTATAATAAATGTTAAACTGTGTTTATCACTATTTTGCAAATAATCACATACATTATTATACAGTAGATTAAAATCCATACCGTTGCGAATATATTCTGCTTGATTACCCCAAGAGTCTAAACTACAATACAACATAAAATGATCAATTGCATCTACATCTGTAATCTCTTTAAGACTAGTCATAAATTTAGCCCACTGATCACCCGGCGGACAACAGTTACTAGTAATACTTAGATGCAGATCTTCTTTAGGATGTTCTTTAACATAGTCAAACATACGGAACGTGTTCTTATCCATCAATGGCTCACCGCCAGTCATACGGAATGTATGTAGTGTTGGATATATCTGTGGCAACCATTCCCAGAACGCTAGCAAGTAAGGATTGTTTGGCCCGTTATCTATGTTAAGACTCTTCATCCAATTAATATCATTGTGCCAACGATCTTTTAAAATAAACGCACCGTTATGTTGAATATCGTTGTGCCATGCTGTACTTAGATGAGGGCTGCAATAACTACATTTAAAATTACAGGCTTGATTAAAATTTACTTCAACGTAGCGTGGATTAGGATTTTCTACTAACTGTGCTTCTTCTATTAAACCGTGTTCGTAAACATCTTTACTTCGATATGCACGATCACTTAACTGCGTACCACTATCTTCTATCTGCCAACAAAATTCACATTCTTTAGGACGTTCTCCAGCTAACATTAATTTGCGTTGTTCTTTTTTATATTTTGTATTATGTAATGCACTAACATCAATTCGAACTTCTTCTAAAGGAACTTGATGTGTCCTAGGATGATAACAACTATGTGTTTTTCCCGTAGGAATGTGTAGACTAACATTATACCATTTAGCAAGACAAAAGCTCGGACTAACTTTGTTTAGTTCTTTATACACGTAGTCAGCATCAGCAAGATATCGAGATTCATATCTACCGTTAATCTCTTTAAGTTCGTTGCCTTTTATATTACGATTGTATTCCACTGAACTGTTCCTTTAACCAATCAAAGTCATTAATTTTCTTAAGGGCCTCTGGATTGTTTTTGTTAGTTTCGCCGTATTCTCTACCTGCCTGAGCACCTTTAATTGCATATTTGCCAAATAGTTTATCAACACCAACTGAGCACCATACATCTAAACGATGTGTAGTTTCTTCCTCGTATTGTCTTTCGATTACACGACTAGCTAGTTTACAACATTCTCTAAATGCTGATCTCCATGTAGCAAATTCATCTGTGTTAAATGAATTCGTGTTAGACACAGTATTCATAGCTTTAAATTTTTTCGATATGCTAGTGGTCATATCGGGCGAATTAACATCAACAGATATTGTTAATTGTCTTGGTAATAACTTAACACCTCCGTTGCCGTATTCTAGATTGTTAATAGGATTGCGGCTTTTCCAAACATGAACACAGTCTATGTCGTAACTACTCATAACTAAATTAAAATTAAAATCATTTTCGACAATAGCATCACCGTCAACGATCCATATCATGTCAGTATTGCACATTTTAGCTGCTTGTATATGCGCCTGGTGAATTCCTTTAACTCCGTGAATACGTTTTGCTCTTGGACACATTTCTAATAACTTGTTACAGTTTTCATCGGCATTGGGTTCGTTATAAGAAATAAAAACAACATCATATAAAGAATGTTTAGATACTAATCTATCATGTTCTTTTTTCTCAATTAAAAATCTGTGTTTAAATTCTCTTTGACCAATTATTTTATCTTTAGACAATAACACTACACCGTTAACAAAAATTTCTTTTTCATTGAATAAGTGTTTAAATGTATGATTTTCTTTTCGATCGTGTTCGTATTTTCCGTCATTGGGATCAAAATATAAATCAAATATCGATTCGTCGATAATATCTATTTCGGGCCAGATTCCCCAAAATAGTGGTTGGGTTTCTTTTTTAACAATGTCGGTATACTCGTCATATGACGATAACACATATCTATTATATCTGTAACGGCTTACAACTTCTGCATGTTCTTTTTTATCTATTAAATATCTTCTATTAAATTCTTTCTGTGAAATAACTTGTGTTGTTGAAAACAATACTAATCCACAAAGATAAGTTTCTTTATCGTTACACAAATTTTTAAACATATGATTTGTTTTTCTATCTTGATCGTATTTTCCGTCATTGGGATCAAAATATAAATCAAAAACAGAATTATCTGTAACAGCTATTTCGGGCCAGATACCCCAGAATAAAGGTTGAGTTTCTGTTTCTATAATTTGTTTATATTCTTCGTAACTGGAAATATTGTATCGATTATATCTATACCTACTAACTATGCGGGTATGTTCTTTTTTGTCAATTAAATATTTTCTATCAAATTCTTTCTTAGAAATAATTTTAGATTTAGAAAATAAAACAACTCCGCTTAGATATGATTCTTTATCATTGCATAAATTTTTAAATACATGATTTTCTTGCCTATCATAATCTAATGCACCATTGTTAGGATCAAGATAAAAATCAAATATTGTATCGTCAATAATTTCTATACTAGGCCACTGACACCAAAACATTTGTTGTTTTTCATTGTCAATAATCTCTAAATAATCAGCATAAGAATTAATTTTATAAACTGGGTATTGATATTTGCTGACAACTTTGTTGTGCTCTTTTTTATCTACAGCATACTGTTTATCAAACTCTCGATTTGATAAAGGTTTATATTTGCTGCAAAGGATTACTCCGCTGAGATAAGATTCAACACTATTGCAGAGATTTTTAAATACATGATTTTCTCTGCGGTCATAACTATTATGATGACTAAAATATATGTCAAAAATTGATTTGTCAGTTACAGTAACTTCTGGCCATACTAGCCAAAACATGTCGTCGGTTATGTGTTGGTATTCGTTGAATGTATTAGGACTGTATGTTTTATATTGTTTTGGAATACTAGCAACAATATCAATTTCTTTTTTAGCTGTAAAAAATCTATGATGAAATTCACGCTGAGAAATCGTCAACGATTTAGGAAACAAACAAATACCATCATAGTGTTCTCCGTTTTTAAAAACGTGAACATACATGTCATCCCACTTAGTGGCTTTATAATCTAATAAATTAAATTCTGTAAGATTTATATCGTCCCAGATTACCCAGAACATTTTTGTAAAAGATTTAGATCGAATTTCTTCGTAAGACTTTATGTTTGTTAATTTTTGAGCAAGGGGATACCTAGACTTTATTGCATTCCAATCTTTAGTATTTCCTTCGCCTTTTGAAACATAAAAAATATCATACATTGGCTGGCACCGGCATCTTAAAATAAGTGTCGTTGAGATTCATGGTTTCATTATACAAATCTAAAGTAAATTTACTTTGCTGCGCATCAAGAAACGGCCAATCTAATCCCAAACTCATTTTTATTTTTTCGCCTAAATTTTTAATCTCATCTACTAGACCATCACCGTTTACATCTTCATACGGTTTACCGTATTGATTCCATATATCTCTGAGTATTTCAAAATCTCGAACATCGACATAATTCCACTGTGTGCAATTAGCCATCCATGTTCCTAATCTAGCACCATATACTGCATAAATTCCGTTTTCTTCGTGAGCACCCACAGTTGACCACATGCGCAGTCTATGGATATTGTGCCACCATATGCGTTCTTTAATTTCCATAGGAGGAACTTTGACCCCGTCTAGCAAAGTCATCTTAACACCTTCACGGAATCCTGCTCTCCATGCTTGGAATGGTGATCCTGTGATAACGCTTTCACTGAACGTCAATGGAAAATTTCTATACCCATCTTCCCAACAAAAGTCTACTTGGCCGCGATCACTGTTGGAGTTTTCATGCGTTTTCATGTTAAGAACAAAATCTTTACGCCAGATTTTCAATCCACCGTTGCCATATCGAAGACCATTAATTGCATTGCGGCCGCACCAACCATAGACCTGTATCTTGGGATCACTCATGTCAAGGTCGATATTAAAAAATCTAGGATCTACAATATTATCAGCATCAACAGTGATAAACCAATCTGTTTCACTGGCTTCTGCTGCGGCTTTATGGGCGTGGTCTGATCCTTTGACTCCGTGAATACGTTTAGCCCAAGGTACTTTATTACACAAGTCAGCATAATGCAGATCTGCGTTAGGTTCGTCGTAACTTAAAAAAACTACATCAAATTCAATTACTTTCATTTATATTCAATCACATAATTTTTAAATAGGCGTCTTGTATACACACTAAACTTATCATAGTCAATATTTTTAATTGTTACATTATGCCCTATTAGTTCATTTAGTTTAACAGAAAACATCTGAAAAATCAAGTTGGGATCGTTGTAATCTGTGATTAAAAAATCCAGATCGGTGCTACCATCCCAAATAAATTTTCTTGTTCCGTCGTTGCCTTTGTATTTTTTGGTTCCGCCGTATTCTGTAGACAGTTGAATTTTCAAATATTTGTTTTTTGAATTATATGTTATATGTATATCCGATTCAATTTGATCTGAATATTTGATATCAGGAATTCTATGCAACACATCATCTAATTTGTTTAGTGTCTTTTTTTCAGCTATGTCTAACTGTCCTGACTCTACATTTATTTGACAGTTGTGTATCTGTATTTCAGCTGTGATTATGGATTCAGCAATTTCTTGTGATATCTGCACTATATGTTTTTGATCTGCAAAAGCATGATCTGGCCCCACGCTGATAACTTGACCCGTATTTGGATCAAACACCGCTACATACTGTGTAATTGGTGGCTTGTATTCTCTCAGCCATTTATCAAAATCTTCTATAGTTTCCATGCTTTAGTCTCCAAGATATGTATACACTCATTTGTGATTAAATTTTTCTCTACGTAATGCACAATATCATTCTGTTGAAAATTTCCTATCTTTAGTCTAGCGTCTGCATTAAGATAAAATCCCACATGATCGCTCCAAGTATCAGCCGGCCATGGCCATTTTTGCAGCATTGGTTTCATATGCACTACTCGAGGAAATGGTAAATCGTAGGCAATGTCGTCAGTGATGTCTAGTATGTTAGCAGCCAATGCGAATGCTTCATCTGTGCCAATTACCTTAGGCCTGTGTTCACTTAAAAACTGATTGGCGAATTCGCGGGGATTTTTTATAATCTGTCGACCTAATTCAAAAAATTCTTGGCATAGCACAGATCCTTTAGAGAAAAAAGTCCACATGGAGTATAAATCCGGCAGACAATTTCTGTCAAAGGTTTTTCTATATGTGCGATCTGTGATTGTTTCGCCTCTATAGGTATAGACCTGATTGGCCACATACAATTCGCTGTTGGCAATAAAATAATCAATCCAATGACTGTAATCTCGTAGGAATAACATATCAGCATCAAGGCATACTGTGTGATCAAACGGAGACAGTTGGTCCATCCATGATCTGCCATCCCAATATTTCTCTTGGTCCCATTCGATCACTGTGTCAAACACCCACGGACTTGATAATTTTGCAAGTGATTCTTTGTTGTCAATTACCAGTGCCACCCTGTCATACCCTGGTTTTTGAGTGGTTTTTATACTCAAAGCTAGAGCATAGGCGCACTTGAGATAATCAATGTCATCATAGTGTGCTACAAACAACAGATATCCAAAGTTCATATCAACTCCATTAACTGTTGTCGATGTCTCAATATACTTTGTTTATTCATCACATGTATATCAACTCCAGTCACAGATGCTGCACAATATGTGGCATCTAATCGATGATCAATCAAGAATGTTAATTTGTCTTTGTCGACAGCAGTGAGTATGTCTTTGTCCATGACTGATAACACGGGTGGGAGTGTTGGTGTGTGCATGTTCTCAAATCCATCTAGCATGTGTTTGGCAACACTAAACGCTATGTCATTTCGATATTGTCTGTGATCGAATCGGAAGACATCAGCATAGTGCTTGTAATTTTCTTTGACTAAATTCACAGTATCAAAAAACAGTTTAGATTGTGGATTTTTCGTGAACATCACTGTGGTTGCCCAATACATTTTACAGCTGGTTTCACAGACATATCTATCAAGGTAGCCTAATCTTTCTTCACTGTAGATATCGTTGATCGAATCACCTATCATTACGTCAGCTTCCACATTCCAATATTTGTTTAGATTATCACTGAATATCAAAAAATCGCTGTCTATCAGTAGCGTTCTATCGTAGGGTGTGAGGTCCCATACAGAGTGTCTATTGGTATTACAAAATGGTATTTTTTTATTGATTACACCGTCGTGTAATCCACGTTGATTATCTGTGACAGGTTTATCTACAATTATCACATGCTCGAATACTGTTTCAACCTGCTGCCATGTATGTGATTCAATCAACCATTCCTTGGTGCTGAGATCTGTGACCAATGAAACTGGAACATTAAGATGTTTTTTTGCAAGACCGCCGCTGATCACTGCTAATAATCCATAATCTACTTCACGATTATTGTGTGCGAAAATTAAAATGCCATTGGTCATTGTGTGATAAGTTTTTCTACAGATCTAGATTTCTTGATTTTATCAAATTCTTGAAAGTATTCATTAGTGACTTCGAAATATCTGCTGAAGATTTCATCACGAAAAGCTTCTAGATTTTCTATCAATATGGGATTTTCATTGACGTCTAACAGCACCGTTCCAGAAACTCTGCCTTTGCTACACAGCATTTCAACAAATGTCAACAGATTTCTATCAATGGCAAACAGCCCGCCGGAGAAACCGTACATCAGTTTGGCAGCTGTGCGTTCTTTGAGAATTTTTTTGTGGATTGAAAAAGTCTGCTGATAATTGGCAAAATCCAATACAGCTTTTAACTGTGCGTTCATGAGTTCTCCTTGATAAACTGCGTAGTTTATTTATAGAGAACTATGTGGTGTGAAATAAATTACGAGCCAGTGACAGCCCCAATAGAAACTGTGGGTTGAGTTACGGTGAATACTGCGCTGCTAGGAGCCATGATACCCGTGGCAAATAATGTCGAAACACTCACTGTGAGAGTACCATCTATGTCATCACCCGGGGGTGGGTTTAAAAACGGAGGACCTATTGCACCCGAGTCGGTGTATCCGTCTGTGAACAACACTCGTATTTCACCGCTAGCCGATGTGCCTCCGCTGTTCGAAGGTACATCAACACATCTAGCTTGTAATCGATAGTTGTTAGATCCGTAAGGGCTACTGGCTGTGGCTGTATAAAATGTTTGAAAAGTATTAGTGGTTTTATACCAATTGGTGCCATCGTTAGGAGAAGTTCCTGCACTAGGCACAGCACCGCCAAAGTTCTGTGTACCTGCAGCACTGAGAAGACTAGTCCAACTAGTGTTTTGCTGGGTGCCAAGCACCCCACCGGTTCGACTCGCACTGATCCTAATTTTACCGCCACTATTGAACCAGTATCTAGCATCATTGGCATTGGTCCAATAAAACTGTATGACGCATTCACACTGGCTGATCCATGCTCCGGTTCTGCTTGATGTGGTCGCTGCTGTGGTAGCTGATTCACTAGTGGCTATCGTAAATCTATTAGTTGTGATATTATCGGCCCAATCATCATATTGCTTTTGCGGTACGTCGAGAGTTCCGGTATCAGGAGTAAATGAACTGGTATATCTAATAGTATCACCGTCTGCGACCACAGCCGTAGTCGGATTAGATCCGTTGATGTGCTTGTAGGCATTGATGATGTCAAATCGTAGATTTGCCCATTCGTTAATGGTGACTCGTTGTCCTTCAAGAACTTCTGTAGAGACTATTCTGACCTGTTGACCATATCCAGAGTTTCCACTGCCGTTGCCTAACACAGCAACGATTTTGTTTCTTATCGAATTGTAGTCTGCTTGGACTATTGTACTGTTAACAGCTGGCATGAGAATATTTAAGAGATTATGATGCTACAATGCTTGAAAGTGAATATGTCGGTCCTGTAACTGTAAAATTGCCTGATGGCTGTAGCAGTCCAGAAGCTTTGACTTCTGCCACATTTACTGTCAACGTGCCCGATACAGAATCTCCTGGAGGTGGACTAGGTTCTGGTCCAGGATCAGTATACGTGTCTGTCAGTGTAATACGTATCTGAACTTGCGTAGCTGTTCCTGTGGAGTTATTTGCTACATCGGTCTTGGCTTCAAGTCTATAATTATTTGCAGAATAAGGGCTGCTGAGAGAATCTTGATAGAATGTCTGATAAGAATTTGTCAGAGTGTAGTAATTAACTGTAGGATCCGTGCCGGCACCAAAGCTTCGTGTTCCAACACTGTTCAAAAAGTTTACCCAAGCTGTAACCTGCGCGGTTGATACACCAGCTGTCAACGCCGATGTAATTCTGATTTTTCCACCACTATTGAAAAAATATCTGGCTGTGGTAGCATCAGCAAAGTTACAGGTCAATACTGTCTGGGCTTGTGTTGTCCACGGAGAACTGAATGTCTGTGTGGCTTTAGCTGAGACTACGGATTGATTGTCGGCAAGATTGAATCTATTTGTAATAGCCTGTTCTAACAATATATCGTAATTGGTATTTGGAGAACTTGGTCCAAATCCAATTGCATCGCCGACATTAACTTGCACCACATTGGGCATCACACCGTCTTGATGTAATCTTATATTGATGATATCAAATCTCAATAGATCCCACTGTGCTTTGGTGATCGAGTTGCCGATGAAGACATCCGAAGATTGCACTGCTTGCCCATATCCCCTAGTAGCAGATCCTATGCCTAACAAAGATTCGGCCTTGTCCTGTATGGCCACATACTGCGAAGCAAATATTTGTGTTCCGCTAGTCATTACAGCACCAATACTTCAATGATATTGCCAGTTCGTGTTCCGGTTGATTCTAGAGCAACTGCAAACACATTGGCATAATTACCGTGGGCTGCCATAGCTGTGCCGCTTGGGCCAGCTATCAGTCTATCTCCTTTTGTTACTGAACCGTATGCCTTACATGGAACCCTTCCTTTGAGAGCAACATATATCCCACCTTCGAGATCTTTGTTCATCATAAAAGCAGGATCTGCACTAACGACTCCTATAGCACGAGTATTAACATCACCGGCTGTAACTTCTTTTTCTCCACCTATTATCATCACTGTTCCTGCTTCGTATTCTTTATCAGCAAGATATTTTTCAGCTAAATCTGCATAACGAGCAGCTGTGGCTGTGCCATTAAAAATATTTGCGGTGATGTTACCGCTGACATCTCTAGCTGCTATACTGTAAGCTGTGGCTGTGATTCTTGCAGTTCTATATTGAGTGCTGGCTGTGCCATCCGCCCACGTAGGATCAATTCTTGCGTTGGTTCTATCGATGAACGTTCTATCAGCGTTGTCTGCTATACCTACAAATTGATTGGCTAATATATCGCCGTTGGAGTTTCGCACAGCTATTGTCGAAATTGCTAATCCAGGTATAACAGCACTCGGATCTAAATTGTTTAGTTTACTGGCATTTACCGCTGTTGACGCAGACCCAGTAACTGACCCAGTAAGAGTACCAATAATATTAGCACCGGCAAATCCTATTTCTTTCGTCGTAGCGTTTATCAGAACTGTACTGTCATTGGCTAACACATTACCTGTATGAACTCCTGTGGTGTTTCCGGTCACTGCTCCGGTTAATGCACCGGTGAATGCTGTAGAAAAAACATTGCTCCACCGCTTTGTAGTTGATCCTAATGTGTATGCATTAGAGATACCAGGTTCTACGCCTGTGCGTTTTATAATCGCAATATCTCTCTCATCGATAACATCGTCTACTGTGATCCTAAATGTTATATCATTGCCTAAACGATTTTCTACAATTACATCAGTACCGTTTTCAACCCTGACTCTGAGATCGTTGCCATCGCCCAATTGAAATCCAGGATCACCAAAATTCACTTCAGAAATAAATGCACTTTCACCTGTTTTAATATATTGATCAGCGGTGAACCCGCCTAGCTTGGTAGCATTGCTTGCGGTGCCCCAAAAGGTAAAATCATCCGTAGAAACACCAGTCTGTGATTTTACTAATGTTACACCTTTCTTAATCACTGTGAAATCGTCAATGGGGTTTTTACTAGTGTCGAGAGTAAAAGCAGTCTTGCTGATCACAGCTATGGTTTTGTTGTCTGCTATGACTTTAAGTATAGTATGAGGACCTTCTGCAGTAGCCAATGTTCCATATACCACTGCCGGACTAATAATTGATGTGCCTAGATCGGGACTAGCTATAGGACCAATGAGTGTGAAATCATTCCCGGTGTATGTATACAACTGTTTAGCCGCTGTGTCCCACCAAAAATCACCGATAGATAATCCACTAGGTGCTGATGCGCTGGCTTCAGCACCACCGGCTGTTTTAAACTTAGCGCCATCATAAAATTTTAGTTTTTTAATTGCTGTATCAAACCAAATTTGTCCGGTTATGGCTTTTGGTGGTGCTGTTGTATTGGCAAAATTTTCCAATAGGTGCACAAAATTTTCATTCTGCACTTCGCCGTAACCTGCGTAATTTTTACCTACTAGCCTTAGGTCGGTATTGGTGTCGATGGTGCCGTCGGCTACAGACGTTAAAAATACACCGTTAAATTTGTTGACTTCATATGCCATGTTAGTAAGAACCTCTGCTATGTTTTATATTTATCTATTCAAATACTATTAGTTTCTTCCAACTAAAACTTCAATAATTCCTTCAGTTCCGTCAAAATTTTCTAAAGATTTACCTATTATATTACCGAACTTCGGTTGATTAGTTGCTTTAGCAAACCCGTTACCGGCGCTGACTAACATATCACCTTTATTAATTTTTCCTGTAACTTTACACGGAACTCGCCCTTGCAATGCTACAGCAACTACATTGTTGCCTGCACACAAGGAATTCATTAAATACGCAGGATTAGTAGAAACAACACCAGCAATTTTATTAGTTTCTGGGTGAGCTAAAGTAACTTCATATTCTCCGCCAATTTCCAAAACTGTGCCAGGTTCATATTCTCTGTCAGCTACATAATTTTCTGCTAGATCCGCATACTGAGCAGTTGTTGCTGTTCCTCTAAATAACCCGGTGGTAAAAATATCATTACTACCTGTATCTAAAACTTTGTTTAAAACCCACTTGTTACCAATGCTTGAATACATAACCGAAGCGCCAGACCCATTAATAAATATACCAGCACCGTTAGCTTCAGCTGCTGTAGCTGCTCCGCTGGCCAATGTTATTAATTTGTCTTCGATTGTAAGTTCTGTAGAATTGACTGCTGTTACATTTCCTTGAACTGTTAAATTTCCAGTTACAATTAAATTGCCGTTAGCTGTTATATCATTACCAGGGTCTGCCGACGTTATGCTATTAACTTCAACATTAGTGCCCTTGAAATATGTTGCATACACATTCTTAAATTTATGACCTGGAATACCTAAATTTGATGTATTATCAGAAATAATTGCAGGCTCGTTAGGACCGCCTAAAGACAATGATTCCGGAGCATCTATAAACGATAACTCGGGTCCTATTCCTAACATATCAAATTTTAATTTTCCGCTAGTAGATCTTATCGTAGGACCACTCGAATGAACAAACAACCTCAGTTGATTTCCACTGCCTAACAATATTCCAGTGTCACTGACATTCAACGAACTCAGTGTTCCTAGCTGTGTGAGTCCACTCAGTGTCACAGAATTATTAAGACTGCTTCCCGTCAAGGTTGCAGCATCAGCTGTGACTGTGATATTGTTAGAACCATCAAAATTCACACCATTAATAGTTCTAGCAGTAGCTAATCTAGTAGCAGTGTTTGCATTTCCGGACAACTGTTCACCAATAAATTGGGTGGCCTGAACTATGTTAAATGTGCTGGTTCCGCTGGTTGCTGTGACATTTCCGGTAAGGTTGCCAACGAAATCTGCTGTAATGATACCTGCTGAAAACCCGCCCTGTGAATTTCTGGCAACTATCTTGCCTATAAGATTGGCAGACGATGCGTCTACGTTCCATGTTCTTTCCACCGCACCATTGAAATCTGATCCTACAATATAATCACCTTTTTTCAATGTATTGGTAGTATTTGCTGTGATTGTGATATTTGACGCAGCTGTAAATGGTACTCCATTGATTAGTCTAGGTGTTGATAACTGATCAGCTGTGGCAGCATTGCCGGTTACACTGCCATTGATCTTGGCTGTGCTAGAAAGATTGATTCCCACCAATAGACTGTTGCCGAACCCCTCAACTTGATTGTTTGTGTTGATAGTAAAAGCTGCCGCAGTGCAGATAGCAAATATCACGCCATTGGTTTCTAAGAATATCACTGGACGAGGATTACCGGTATTGTCGTCCAGTGTTCCTGATCTTGCTTTGGTAGATCCAAATCCTTCTACGGCCTCTGGACCTATCAATCTCCATGATGTACCGGTATATGTAAACAATTGATTGATAGGAGTCTTGAACCATAACGATCCCGGGCTAGCACTGGATGGGACTGTTGCACTCACAATAGCAGATCCTATAGGATTCCATTGTGTGCCATCATAGGCATGAGCTATGTCGTTTGTGGTATTAAACCATATCTGTCCAGTCAACGGTCTTGATGGAGGAGCTGTATTAGCAAAATTTTCTAAGAGGAACACAAAATTTTCATTCTGTATTTCGCCATAGCCTACATAGTTTCTACCAACCAATCCTAGACTAGTAGTAGTATCAATGGTGCCATCTTGCAACACCACTAATTGTTCCTTGTTGAACTTGTTTATTACATAGGCCATTTATGCCGCTCCTGATTCATTATGGAGGTAGTGGTAGATCCGACTGCCATGTCCACACTCCTCCGATTATTCGAAATACTTTGATAATTCTTGTTACCGAGACACTTGCCGCAGCTATAGTTGCTGTGGGGAAACTAATGTTTGTGATTGCTTGGCTGCTGGCTCCACCAAGATTGGTTAAAAATGCTGCTGTGGAAATTGACGGTGGCAATGAATTTATACTTAAAGATTGAGCGTTATTGCTTATCAAATTACATAAAATTCTAGCATATGTGAATGCTCTATACTCGCTCACAGGAGCAAGATTATTCAATATGTTTGTAATAATATATGTATTAGATTTGCCATCGGATAAATCAATAGTAAAAATCACAGGTCTTGATTCCACCCTGTTATCTGTATACTCTTTGGTGGCAGCATCTTGAGCTGCCACAGGATCTTGCATGCCGGTGATTCTTGGAGACCCGATCAATGCAACATTTCCTGAGCCGTCTGGTTCTAACTCAATATCAAAATTCGTACTCACCGTGCTGATTCTGTGATTTTCCAGTCTCATCTGAGTGACTGCAGGAGCACCCGGACCTATGTTAACTACAGTCTGTGTACCAAAGGAACTAACTCCTGGAATACTTGTAATAGCCGAACCCAGACTGTTGCCATCTATTACCTTAGTTCCGCCAATATATACTGCTCGTCCTGCGGCTAAATTCAGTGTCTCGGATATATCAAGCCAATTACTACTGTTGTTGTAAGTTATAGTTTTATCTGTAGACGCTTTGATTGTGATACCTGCACCATCGGCCGTGATGTTTGTAGGACTAACCACATTAGCTATAACAATATTTTTGTCTTCTATCGCCACTGTTGTGGTATTAATAGTTGTAGTCGTTCCTTCGACTGTGAGATTACCATTGACTATTAGATCGCCGCCGGCGACCACTGTGCTGTTGGTAAATCCAGAATATAGATCGATGTTTCTTGTTGCTGCATTAATCGTGATAGCTGCTTCTTGTGTAATACCCTTTCGAACACTCAACTGAATATTCCTATCAGTTGCAGCATTGCTTATCAATACATCTCCTGCACTAACAAATAGATTTGCCTGGCCTGCTGAACCTACTGTGATACCTAAATCACTAGTAATCTGCAGTTGCCCATTTATGCTATTAGAAGTGTCAGTTCTAACATAGGTGGTTGCCGGAGCTCCGCCTAAACTATCGCTGTTTATACAAGTCGCACGTATTTTAAAATTAGATAATGTGCCTGCATTGAAACCAGGTTCTATATTGCCATTAAATCCTATGATTCCTACTTTGGGTGTAAAACTGTCTTTGGAAAAAATTCCCAGTAACACACCATTATTATAAAGACTAGTTACTACCCTAGTTTGATTTAGTGTATCTAAAATAGTATCTACTCTCAGTCCGCTAAGACCTTGCACACTACTATACGCCGGTGCAAGTAACACCGCTGTAACCCCATCAAAAAAGTATAGTTGTTTTCCGATATCGTCATACCAAAGGTCACCGGTGGCCAGTGTGCTTGGTTGGGAGCTCGATACCGTAGCCGAACTTACCGGAACAAAAGTAATACCGTTGTAAACTTTTAATTTTGACTGGCTAGCGTCAAACCATATTTGACCTTTAATGGGGTGTATGGGGGCTGTATTACTAGAAAAATGCTCTAGCAATTTAATAAGATTCTCGTTAAATGCTTCGCCGAAACCGCTGAAATTCTTTCCTATAAGAGTGATATCAGTGGAAAGATCGTCGATCTGGCCGTCTGCTACAGTTGCTACAATTGTGCCGTCAGTTTTGTTTATTTGATATGCCATGTTTTACTCTGTTAGAAAGCTGGTGGTCCAGATCTTATAATATAATTCATTGCCAAGAAAGGATTCATTAAACCTACTGGTGTTGCTAGTGTTACTCCCACGGCTTTTTTTACTCCGCCGCTGTCTTTGAGATATTGTGCCTGACCTGGGGCTGTTGGGCCAGGTCCGGAAGTGGCTAACGGATCGAGTGTTGTTGTAAGTGCAACTGCAGAATAGTCTTGAGTGGGAGTTGACAGTGTATGACTGTGTTCTGGTAGGTTCGGCAATGTCAACGCTACAGAACTTTGTCCTGCTGACCCCCCAAGTATTGTGGCCTGCACATCCGGAACTCGGCCTGCAACGCCGCCGCCAGCATCTACATAAGGACCTGCAATAGTCGGCACGGTGCCAGCATTATCCATATTATCCTTACCAAGTGCAAATCTACCTCTAAGATCAGGTAATCTAAATGTGTTTACTCCTAGTAATGGTGTGGCTCCATTATATACATTGCCGATCACATCAAACAGATCTGTAAACTTTACCCTTTCAATTTCTGAACCGTCACAAAACAAGTAACCATCAGGAGCAGTAATACCTGCATACGGCAGAATAGCTCCTATCGGCACTGCTAGATCACCAAGAAACACTTCTCTGGTTTGTTTAAGAAGACCAGAACTAGCTAGAGTGCTTTCACTAGGTCTGTAGGTTAAAATAAAATCGCCTTTTTTGCCACGATTAGGCACCGGAGTTTCTTTACCTGCAATAATATTTGCTGTGAGTGTGGCATTAAGAATTTTAGTAGAACTGCCTACTTGCCCGTCAAATTGCACAGCCGGTGAAATCACATCACCTGCTAATTGAAAACTAGTAATTGTGCTGAGAGATGTCGCAGTGTTAGCATTGCCACTGATGTTTCCGTCAAGCACTCCTTGTATAGTATCTGCGATGATTGTTTTGGCACGTATATTATTGAAGCGTCTTGTTGCAGTGCCTATATCATATGTGTTTGTAATTTTTGGTAATATAAACGCAGTTTGCAGTGGACCGGTAACATCGATGCCGTCGCCGACAATTATGTTTTTTGCAACTGCAATTCCACCTTGAGTAACAATACTGCCGTTATTTAAATTGGTGCTGGCTAAGCTACTGGTAGTAAAAAAAGAACCTGTGATTTTTGCATTGCCTTGAATGTCTAACGCTTCTAGTGGATTGCTTTGATTTATACCAACTTTGTTGTCAACAATTCTTAAAACCGTTGCTGGAATACCGTTGCGATTTGTCTGTAGATCTATAGAACTGCCTGCAGCAGAGTTATAGATATTACTAGATGTTGTTGTAGCTGATAACTTGAATGTCTCATCAGCACCTATAGAGATACCGTTATTGTTTTTGATCTTTATTTCAAAATTAGTGGTGTTGATGGTATCTGATCTAAGGAATGTTCCCGCAGCTTTTTCTACTCCCCCTACTAACAATGCTTGAGCATTTCTTGCTGTGCCATTTAGCACAGGTAAAAATCCCCCTACAAAATTTGCAATTTCACCTGACGTTGCAGGAGCACTGATGTTGATGCCTGATTTTATCAGAGCAAATCCAGTGATCAAAGTCTTCGGTGTAAAACTGTCTTTGGAAAAAATAATTACAGGAATATCTGCAATATAAAATGTTAAAATAAATCTATCTAAGTTATCAGAATCTGATATTTTTTCTATAACCGGTCCATATCTCAAGCCACCAACTGAACTCTCAACCGGCCCAACTAATATCCATCGTGTGCCTGTGAATATCCGTAGTTGTTGATTGGTAGTGTCTACCCATAATTCTCCTACTTTACTAGTTTCTACTGAAGGTTGACTAACTCCTTTTTGTATTCCGGATGCTGCTTTCCATGCAGTATTATCCCATATTTTTAGGGTTTGTGTTCCACTTGTACTATCATACCAAAGCTGTCCTTCTACAGGGTTAACTGGTTGACTAGTAGATGCAAAATTTTCTAGCAGTGATAAAAAATTCTCTGCGATAATCTGACCGTAGCCGGTAACATTACGACCTGGAAATTTGAGACTAGTGTCTGTACTAGAAGTATTATCAAACACCGTGATAGGACTTTTGTTTTCTTTATCTGTAAAATTAACTATGTATGGCATGATTATATCTCAGTGAATCCGGTTAAACTCTGCACACGGATAGTGTAGTCAATCTGTAACAGTCTGTTAAGACTTTTCTGCACAGGGTGAAACACCACATGTGTTAATAGTTTTCCCTCAGCACCGTTTTGGCCGATGCTTTTTAATCCTAATTCATCAAACACAAATTCACCATTCATGTCAACACTGTTGTCAAATGCTTCTTGTTCTAATGGTTCTCCATAATCTAACAAGCAGCTGATCACAATATCACTATAAGTCGCTCCGCTGATATGTCTAATTTCCATTTTATTTCTTACAGGATCTTGGTTTTCAATAGCATTTTGATCCACTACTTTTTGGTAGGTTTGATTATAGAGGCTAGAATTAACACCAACAGTATTGGGTGTAAGATAAGTGATAAGACCTGTAGGATCGACTGTGGTTCCGCCTGTACCAAAAATCATCTGATATACTGTACCGTATCCTTGATTACTAAGACTGTTGACCATGGCCACACTCATATTTTCATAGTGAATAGCATTGCGTTTGTCTACAAAAATTTCTTTGGTCTCAGGATCGTGAATCTTGATATGACCTTCAAAATTAAATCCGCCCGTTTCGTTGGGTCGAGATTGTGTATTTTGAGCTGATTGATCTTGATTTTTAGGCATTTTTATCTCTTTTTGTTCCATCATGTATTTATTCAGGGATGTCAGTGGTCTTTTCCACAATGAATCTAGCCACCGGCGTCAAACTGTCTATTAGACTCACACCATCTGCTGCTGTAGTATTGCCCCTCGTATACCAAGTTTGTCCTAGTCGTTTAAGTACGGTAACCCTAGTTCCAGCAGGTAACGCAGCGGTTAATCTAATTTGCTGTGAAACACCGTCCACACTAAACTCAGCTTCTTGTGTTTGATCTGCCTCAGGACTTGCCGCTCCATTAATTTCGGTGTATACATCCTGTGGATCTTTTTTTAATCTACGGCCTGCTGCAAAAACTTCAAGTTGGTCGCACGGTCCATAAGTTAGCGGAATAGATTTTCTATACCAGAGACCGCTTCGTGAGCCTTTTACAGGAGTAAAATCCAATGGCCCAATCAGTAATGTGCTACCGTCGCTGGTAAAATCAATCCGCTGTTGTGTTTCATTGTAAGGAATCGTTTCACTATACCCTACATCAGCAACCACAGTGTTTATAGCATATGTTTCTGCGATCGATGTTCCTTGCACTCCTCTACGCAGCTGGCTCAACACATTTCCTGTCTTCAACATATATTCAATGCGTTCGCCCTCAATGAATATAGTTCCTGGTAAATTTCTAGACATAATCGGATGCCCTAACAAACTAGCATCTGATACTTCTATGGTCGTATCAAAATATCTCAAAGGTTTTGTTAATTTGCATGATGCTTTTGAAAATCTGTTAAAGTGATATACATTTAACATGTCTTTATGGATTTCGTAAGCTGAGGGCAATTTAAAAATATCATTTCCAAAAGTAATTATTTTGATATCATCGTCAAGTGTGGTCGTGACATTGAGGTACACCACTGCTCTTGGCAGGCTCACAAAGTAATCTTTTTCTTGTTGAAGTCTGATGCCGTTTAAGTATACCCATACATAACTGGCCGATATAGGAGATCTAGCCAATTGATAATTCACTTTGCCGCCTTTGATTTCATCTTGAATAATATCCATAGAAGGATATTCACCAAACCAAGTAACATTGATTGCAGGATATGTTGAATCGGATATTGTAGAATCTCCAGGAAATCCAAAATCAAATTCACTGTCAATAATTACATTATTTCCTTGTATAAAATACTGTGCATTTAAATCGTTTTCAATTTTGATTTTATCGCCCAGTGATAGCTTTTCTGGTTTGATGATCAATTCCTTGGTAGGACCGTTGAATGTGTAATCAATCACAAACGTGCTGGGATCATCATTAATGTAAACTTTTAGATTAGAAGGTAATATGCTGCCTCCTGATTCAAACGGATCTACTCCAAGTATGAACTGATTATTAGTGCCGTCATATATTACGTAGTTAGTGTCTGGACCTCTAAGTAATTGCCCGTTGACTTCCACAATCGCAGAACTTAGAGACGATCCTCTGGCTAATTCACTAAATCCATCGAGATCAAAACTGCGTGTGCTACCTTCGTAATAAAATGTCTGAGTATTTACATTTACTAGGGACAGTCCTAATGAATCCACATCCGACGATGCTGCTAGACATGCTATTTTAATTACATCGCCAAGCTGAGGTTTTATTGCAAATTCAACTAAAGTTTTTCCTACAGCATCTATGATATCTGTGCTGTTGCGGAAGCCTACATCAACTCGAGATCCATTTAGTGTAACAAATACACCACTAGTAGCATCATAGTCTGCATTGGTAAGAAATAATCCAGTAGTGCCATCTGCTATGTAACTTTGATAATCTAATATGCCGAGGCCGCCAATTCCTATGCTTAATATTTCCACTAGTTCGCCTATTGCTGGGGCTGAAATAAAATTCACAGTTGCAGCTGAACGGTCTATGGTGTAGTGTTGATTCAACGCTTTTGCAGTGTTATCAACATAAACAAATACTGAGGAGTTTTCTAAAACTGTCTGACCTATAGCAAACGCAGTGTCTTGACCATTGGAAATAGTAATCTTTGATTGTAACGCAGCTGCTCCGGATGTTTTGTTGTTATATACTTTTATCGAAACACTGTCTATTACTTGTCCTGGTATGTTTTCTTCAGGTGCCGGAACGTTATCTTTGTCAATGAATGTTCCGCCCAAGATAGATATCTCTTCTGCAGTTTTGCCTGTAGCTGTGGCGTAAGCAGAACTTATAGCTGACAACGAGCCACCGCTGAGTTTGGTATCAAGTATATTATCATCTGTAATTACTACAGATCCATCACTGTCTGTAGGACGGAAAATAAGGATATCACCATCTTGAGTGCTGATATACGGGCCTATTAATACTACAGCATTTACGCCATCACCTACAAACGTTGGCATTTCTGCTGCAGGATTAACACCTGTGCTTGAATCTTGTGCCGATGAGTAATTTTCATCATCTATACGCACAGTGATGTTTGTGTTTTTACGTTTGATATATATGTTGATTTGCTGTCCAGCTGCTGGTATATATGGTAACGTCACTGATCCGGTGCTTCCGTCCGCTACGTGATAATAATCTGAGCTGATCTCTACTGAATCCCAACTGTCGGTGAACCAAGGCAAGGCATCCCAACCACCGGTGACATCAAATGTCGTGCCTTGTATTCTCACTCCGCCAAAATCAATACCAGTCATGAGTTGATTTATTTCTTTGCCTGCCATTCCTGTTTTTGGGTTATAGGACTTTTCTATTCTATTTACAGCATCCAATAACAAAATGTTCTTGTCATAAGTCACTATAATTTCATCATTTATAGTCGGAGCAGTATTAAATATCAGTTTTCCACGAAGCAAATTATAACCACCGGTGGCTTGATAATACAGAGATACCTGATAGTCACTAGCTAACACAACTTGTGTTTTTTGCGTGGCAAATATTTTTCTAGTTACCTTGATTCGAGTTTTATCATTAGTCGGTGCATAATTTAAAAAGAATACAGCACTGCTGCCACCGGCAATAAATGTCTGTGTCTGCGAAAAATTTTCATAGATGCCGTTAGCTGAAAGTCTATCAAATTTCAAAGCAACATCAAACATACGAACTTGAGAATTTCCTATGATTGCAGTGGCTTTGGCCTGTACAGCAGTAGATGAATTTCCTCCTACCAATGTCACTGTCGGAGCTTTGATATATCCTGAACCTTGAGTTAACATTTGTATGCCTGCCACTTTACCATTCGAGATAAATGCTCTAGCAGTAGCGCCGGTGCCGTCTCCTTCTATCAAAACTCTAGGCGGAGTTAAATATTCTGTGCCCTGCTGATATACCTCTATAGCGGTGACTGCATAGCCTTTATTATCTGCCCACCATTTCCATGGATACTGTGATATTTCTAGTGATGATGCATTAACAGGATTGGCACGACCGTCAAAGATTGAATACGACGGTGGCAAATCAAAATCGATCGCTGCCGATGCGTATGATTCTGGTTGATCATAACGGCTGATATACTCTCTAACTGTGGTTCTAAATGGTTTAACTTCGTTGATGTAATCTTGATAACTTGATAAATTATCATTTTTGTAATTCGGTGGGCTTGCTAATGTGCCAATGTTATGCGTGGCATTTAGGAAACTGGTTTTAAACACCCAATCTACATACTGTTGTTCGCTGAATACATGTCTTATTGAAGCAAAAAATAATTTGTTCCATTCTACTGCGTAATCACCTACAAAAATATTTTCTTTTACTGCTGCAAAAATATTTCTAAGTTCTTGTGAATTTTCAATGTCATAGGTTGTGGTATCAAACGCCTGTGTATTATCGAATCCTACTCCAACTGCACTGGTGTTATATAGTATAGAATCAAATTGTATTGTACCGTTTTGTCTACCGACCAATAGATACTTGTCTAAAAACGTTTGACCTATTTCTTGAGTTTTTTGGAATTTCGCCCAGCCGCCGGCAGCATATTCTTTGACTTTGATTATGTCACCAATCGTCACAAGGCTATCTACAACTTCATAAATGTTAGAATACTCTTTAACAACACGTTGAGTATCATTATATCCGGATCTAAACCAATCCACTTTATTCCAATACTTGGTGGTGTCGTAAGCCTGTGACCTACTACGGAAATACGTCTTACGTAGATCGTCCCAAGAATATATACTCCAGAAATTATTTAAAGTTGCATCATTGTTTACTAAAACAGAAAAATATCTAACATCAACTTTGATGACACCGTAATTTTTACCGCGATTGGTGACCACCACAGCTATTACTCTGCCTTGACCGTCAATGTGACACACTGCTGTGGCATTCAAACCATCTCCGGTAATAATCACCGGAGGGCCAATATAGATTCCGGGCTGTTCTTGATCAAATAATTCTTTAGGCTTATATCCGTATCCCGGATCTATTATATCTATTGTGTCTAATTCACCGTTGATCAAATTACCACGCAATACAGCACGTTTGGTATTAGTTGTTCCTACTGTCTGTAACTCTATTTCAGTGTCTACTGCAATGTCATAAAGATTCAACTTATCACTAGGAGCTGTATCAACTTTATTTAAATTAGTATATTCTATGGTTTCTGCAAAAGTTTCATTTAATAATATATCATTGATATATTCTATAACGATTTGCAATGCCAGCAACCTATCAACAAACATAGTCTGTCGAGGTCTATATTGTATACCATATTTTTGTTTAGCTGGAAGATCGATATCAGGAATTTTATTTCCTGCTATATCTGAACCAATAAGACTGTCAATCCATTTGTTTTCTAATTTTAAAGATGGTAAATTATCAGCCACGCCTTCTGTAAGTAGTTGATATTCGTTGTGAATTGGTCTTTGAGATTCTAAGCTGTTGCTAATTTGTAGATTCAACAACGCTGTATCAGACTGCATGATTGTTTTAAAATTATATGTGAGGAATTTGTTAGATTCTATCAATGCAACAAAAGCTAGATTTGATCCTGCTGGATTTGCAATTAATCCGGCCACATCAGCAGCTGATTTTGTTCGATCTGGCATATTAGATGGTGTCACAGCTTTGCTACGTACCCAATAATAATATAATGTTTCTGAGACAAGTCCAGTGGTTGGGCTAAAGAAAAATTTCACACTGTAAACATCATTGTTGGGATATAATGGTTGTCCGCTAACTCCTTGAGCTAGTCCTGCATTAGTGTCTGCCAATGCTGCCCATTCGTTAGGCAATAACACAGTTTCGACCCACTCATACACATCTATGCTCGAACCCACTGCCTGTTGATTCCAATTTCCTGTTTTGTAAGCAGAATCTTTTTGTTCTGCATATTGAAATTTTGCAGTGCTAGTATTCCACCATAATTTTCCTACATTTTTTTCTAACCAGTTTATTGTGGAATCTACTACTACTTCAGCAGTTCCTATTGAATACACTGCAGGATCATATGGAGTTTTGTATTTTATTTCTTGCTCAGCTATATTAAGAATTTTTCCTCTAGCTGCATCGACGAAATCTATGTCTTGTATTTTTACATTGTTTACATTGTCATA